TTCTAACAAGAATGACTCAACTGCTTGTTTGATTTCATTTCTTGTAAGTTGATCATTTGGTTCAAAGATAAACGGTTTTGCAATTGAATCTAATTGATTTCTTAAAAACACAACTAATCTTGAAACGTTTATTCTATCTAAAGCACTAGATCCTGAAACTTTAGTTAAGTTACCAAAGTTTACAATACCTGCTCCTGAGAAGAACGTTATTGGATTTACTTTTGCTGTGTGTAAGGCATCTCTAGCCGATTCTGTTAATGACACTGCATCAAATTCACCTGTTGAAGATTCAACGTATCCAACTGCTGTTGCGTTGTCTACAATACCTCTTCTTGTGCCTGCTGGTGCAAACCATGGGAATCCAATGTTGTCATTGTTTGCAAGTGTTCTTAGTATCATGTGTGACGGTGGAACAATAATTGAGTTTCCTCCGTTGTCAGTTGATTTACCTGACGGATAAAACACGCCTAGGTGTTCACTTGCTGAAACTAGTCCATCTTCACCGTCGCTGGTTGCTGATGCACTGTTATTTGCCCAGTTGCTCACTGCTGTAGATGTTCCTGCCAGTCTAAATGGTGTATCACCTACCACAAACGCTGTGTTGTTTCTGTCTGTGTTTAGGCCAATCATGTTAGATATTACTTCTGGATAACCAGGACAAGCAATTACATTAAATCCTCTTTGATCTTCTCTGATTGCTTGGTTGCTATCTATTTCTGATTTAAGTTGACTTACAACAACTTGTCTCTGTGCTTTTCTACCAAAAGTACCTGAGCCATCATCGTTGTTAGCAGATTTAGTTACCCATCTGTCTGGATAGTAACCTGCTACTGACTCATTACTTTGTCTAACGTTACCTAAGCCAGTTGATCCTGAACCTGGGTAAGCAGTTGTTGTGATGTAGTCGTTTTTGTATTCTTTTACATTGTATCCTGATCTTCTTGTGTTGAACAATAAGATACCTTTTGGATATAAGTCTGGATCTGGCGCATCTGGATCTAAGAAGTTATCACTTAATAAATCTTTAATTGTACTTGCCGTACCTGCACCTGTGTTTCCGTCTGCGTTTTTATCCAATGTTGTGTGATATCTAGCATCTGCAAACACAACTCCGTCTTCTGTTGTTTGATCACTTTTGTCAACTAATTCAAATGCCGCACCTGTTGTTGTAACAGTTGTTCCATTTGCAGTATTTGTTGAACTTATTGTTGCAGATGTGTTGTATCTGTAAAGTTTTGGATAGTTTTCTAAGTCTGATGTGTCAATCCATAAGTCATTATTTGATAATGGTGTGCCATCTGACTGTGTAGTTGGTTCTGTTGCACTAAATTGTGGACCATTTGGATCAGTTCCTGAGTTAACATTTAAGTATCCTCTAAAACTTGTTCCATCGTGCTCTAGTATATCAGCATCTAAGTTTGTGTTGTACCATAACTTACCGTTGCTTGGCTCGTTTGTTGGTGCTGAAGTTGATGCTACGTAAGATAAACGTTTAAAGTTACTAGCAATAATTGTTGCCGGTAAAGCCGTTGAATCTTCTGTTGCACCTGCTGGAGCATCATACAAGTTATCAATTAGTGTTGTACTATTTGCTGTGTATGTTCCATAAGAGTGAGCAGTTGCGGCGCTAAAGCCTGCATCTGCTAATGGTGTGCCTGATAATTCAAGCATTCTAATCTCACCACCAAGTGTGTGTTTGATTTCAATTGCACCTTTAAGTTCGCCTGAATCAATAACTCTTGCTTCAATGTTTGTAAATCCAGCATTGCTGATTCCTGTTACAAAGTCATCTGCATCTGCTACTGTTGAGTCTCCCGGTCCTGCAACTGTTACTGTTTTAACAGTATCTAAAGCCGCTTGTCCTTTTAATGACTCTGCCATTTTGAATGTTTCACCTTTTACAAATACTGGTGCAGTGGTTTTACTTTGAATTATTGTTTCGCCACCTTCATATCTAAATGTTTGGAAGTCACCTACTCTTAAAGTTGTGTCTGTATCATTAACAGAAGTTTGTTCTGTTACATTAAATTGTGTGTAAAGTGTACCTGCTGATATGCCTGTACCGCCATTGCTTGGATCTAAATTAAAGATTGCAGTATGGTTGTTGTCATGTAAAGGAGCACTTACAGTTGAAAATGCCGCTGAACTTGAACTGTATAATTTAATAACAACATCTGTACCTGAATTAGGTGAAGTTGTTTTAAACCATAGTGAACCATTAGGTCTGTTGTCTTCAGCAGTTTTCCAAGTTGGTCTGTTTGAGTGTTTTTTCTGCTCAAAACTTACGCCTTTGTAAGTTCCTGCTGTTATTCCAGTCACAGATAAAATTGTTCCTGTGCCGTTTTCGATTCTTATTGTGTTGGCACCACCTACTGAATCACCGTAGTTTGTACCGTTGTGATATATTTCAACTTTGCCTGTTGTGGCATCAACTGCGGCAGTAACTCCTTCAATACTTGCATTGTTAATTGATGTTGCCAATGCTGAGAAAGTTGTGCCTGATAATGTTACAGTTGCGTCATTTATTACAATTGTGTTTCCATTTACAAGTGTACCTGAAGTTGCTGTTCCTTCAATTGTTGGCCAACTAATGTGCCAATCTGTTGAACCTACTTGTACCCAACTACCACCATCATTTTTGTAGTATATTGGATTTGTAACAGCAGTTGTATTAATTGCGTATTGTCCTTGTGAACCATAACTTGCTTTTGGAATGCCAGTAGATACATTACCTACTAGGTTGTTTACATCTGTTATAAATTTAGGTGTTATTGTTGTAAATGATTGATTTGTTTTAGACCACTCAAATAATCCAATCGTTGAACTAGCCAAGTCGAACCAGTATGTACCATCGTCTGGATTTTCAGTTGGTGCTGATGTTGAACCTATTAAATCACTAGTGTCTACATTGGCTCTCAAAATAAATGCTTTGTTGGCAACCCCAAGGAATGAGTAAGCCGCTTGTAAACCGTATTCGTTTAGTTCATAACCATTTAATGCTCCACCAGATGAATCTGTGTAAAATTTTGGATCACCAAATGTTTCTGTTAATTCTCTTTGTGATGATATTAAGAAAGCCTGATTAGCGTTTGCTGTCTGTGTACCAGACGCTGTGCCATCACCTGCTCCGTTCTTTTTATCTTGTCCAGATGCTACTATTATAAGTGGAGTAGTACCTGCATCTGATGGTACGTAAAAACTTTCATCAATTACTGAAACGTTTACTCCTGGACTTGTTAATGTTGCCATATGTTTATTCTCCTTGCAAGGTTCTTAATGCTATTTATAGCGAATACAGTAAAATACCACTAAACTATGGCTGAATATGGTACCTATATAGGGCACGTAAATACACATATGAAAAGACCTTTGTGTAAAAACTGCCAAGAAAGGCCAAGAGCATATGCTTATAGGAAAGCCAATAAAATCTATTGGCGTAGTCAATGTGATTCTTGTATACGTAAGAAGAAAAAATTACGAACTGGCTTTGCACCAAAATGGTATAAGAACGGTTATAGAAAAAAGTCTAGATGCGAACTTTGTGGTTTTAGGTCAAAAAGTAGTATTCAGATGAATGTTTATCATGTTGATGGCAATCGAAACAATGTGTCTCTTTACAATTTAAAAACAATTTGTGCTAATTGTCAGCGCCTTAAAAGTACTCAGAATTTGGGATGGCAACTTGGGGACTTGGAAGTAGATGAGTAGTCATATCATATATCTGTTTATGCAGTGATTCTATAGTATGCGTATTTTCTAATATGTAATCATAATCAGTACCAATCCAGTCCCATTCACTTTGATGTGCACCAGATTCTATCATGGTTTGTTTGTTGGGGATTTCAGTTCTTTTTACTAAAACAATTTTGCCACCTTTTTCACGTATTTGTTTAATTTCATTAACAAATCTTGTGTCTGAAATTACTGTATTGGTGCCTTTATATCTAGCCATGCATGAGTCTACCCAAATGCTATCTAGCATGTTACCTCTACACACTTCTGTGCCAAAATATTGTAAGACCCATCTAGGCGTTACACTTTTTCCAAATCTTTCACTCCAAAATTTGTCAGGTTGTTCTCGCCAATGTCTACTAGACTCTGTGTTGCCCTCAAGCATTTCTCTGTCCCAACCAAAAATATTTGCTGTTGCGTCTTTTAAACTTTGTGCAAATGAATCTCTGACAAATCCGTGGTGTGACACCAGTCGTTCTGCAACGGTGTCTTTTCCAGAACCAATTAATCCTACCAAACCTATCAACATAAGTTTAGTATATTAACAGTTTTTTAGTCTTTTTTCAAGTTCTTTCTTAACTTCTCTTACAGCGTTTAACATATGAAATGTTATACGCCAATTGGGTCCTGCTTTTAGCAGTACTTCAAATGCTATTGTCAATTGTTTTAATTGTCTGTAAGATAATTTGGACAGTTTTGTGAAGTATTTGTTTTTTGCCATAATTCGTGCCTTTTTGTTTGCCTGTTTTACAAGTTTATTTAATAAGTGTTTAGATTGAATTAACCTATAACAAAACTGTGTGGAGTGCCACCTTCTGCAAAATTGCCAATTTCTTGATCGAGTCTTTCCATTTCAGCCAATCCTGCTTGTTTTAATTCTCCACCGTTAAGTGTGGTACCGCCTTGTGGACCTGCAATAGTATTGAATTTTCCTCTTGCTTCACCTAACATTGTTTTACAAACTGCAAGAGTGTAATCTCTGATCCACGGTTTCGAATAAATGTCTTTTAACAAAGTTATGTCAGGTCTAAAATTATCAGTGTGCATCAAAATTGTTTCGTTGTCTGCTCTTGGTCTTTGTGTAATGGTCAATTGTTTGGTTGCAACATCAAAGTGAAATTGTATAAATGACCCAAATAATTTTCCAACAAGTTCTTGATAACTTGCAAATGCATAGTAAGTTGCTAGTCCACCTGTAGCGCCTGCTCTTAATAGATAAGTGTTGGTGTATGCTAAATTGAATGGTTCAAACAAAGTACCACCCTCACCACCTTCAGTTCGTGATCCCACTGTTCTTCTAAATAACTTTCTTACATTGATCACCTCATCAGGCAATATGTATTTGTTCTGATTTTCTGTAAGGGTTAAAAACGCATAGGATTCTTCAACAGCATTTGATGATCTTTGTCTATATCTGTTTATTGCTCTTTCAAGTCCAGTTTCGTAGTGTTTTGGATCAAGTTCAACCTCGATCATGCCCTCACCTAGGTTGTTTTTGACGTAATCGAATACTTCTTGTTGTAGTGTTTGTAGTTCTGACATAGTCATATTTATTGCCTTTGCCCTAACAATAAATATGTACGCAATGCCACGACTATCAATTTTTAAGCCTGAAAAGGGCAATGATTACAAGTTTTTTGACCGTAACATCAAAGAGATGTTTACAGTGGGTGGCACTGATCTGAATTTACACAAATATCTTGGCCCTCATAGACAGGGAGATACCAATAAAGACGGCGACGCTTCACCTACACAACCAAACTATGCTCCAAGTGAAATAGGAGAGACAACTATTCAAGATCTGCTATTTTTAGAAAATAGAGATAGAAAGTATAGTCAAGACATTTACACCATACGTGGCATTTATAATGTTCAAGACATCGATTTTAATCTTAGTCAATTTGGCATGTTTTTGCAAAATGACACATTGTTCTTAACCGTACATTTGAACGATACTGTGGAAAGAATAGGAAGAAAAATTATGTCAGGAGATGTAATTGAATTCCCTCATATGAAAGACGATTTTAGTTTAGATGCAAGTATTCCAATAGCACTAAAAAGGTACTATGTGGTAGAAGATGTTAATAGAGCCGCTGAAGGATTTTCACAAACATGGTGGCCTCACTTGTTAAGAATAAAATTAAAAACACTAGTAGACAGTCAAGAATTCAGAGATATCCTTGGAGATGCAGATTCCACAGGTTCTTTGGCAAGTTACATGAGTACATTTAACAAAGAAAAAGACATTAATGATCAAGTTGTTGCACAAGCCGAACAAGATGCACCAAAATCTGGATTTAATTACAAACAATACTATGTTGCACCTATCGATGAAAGAGGAAACATAAGAACAGAAAACGTTAACACTGAAGAACAAAGAGCAAGTTCAGATAGAAGTGTTAATGCTGTTCTTGATACACCTGCAAGTTCACATTATGGATTTTATCTTGACGGCGATGGTGTTGCACCCAACGGTGCTCCTGCAGGTTTTGGTACTGCGTTTCCAAGTAGTGGAGTTGACAAAGGTGATTATTTCTTAAGAACAGACTTCTTGCCAAATAGATTGTTTAGATATGACGGATTAAGATGGGTAAAAATTGAAGACAGTGTAAGAATAACTAAAACCAATGACGACACACGTGCTAATTACAAAACAAAATTTGTTAATCAATCAGGAACTACTACAATTAATGGTTTAACTGTTGAACAAAGACAAGCACTGACAGAAGCATTGAAACCAAAGGCTGACAATTAATGTTACATTTTTACGAAGGACAAATTAGGAAATTTCTTACCCAGTTTATAAGAATTTTAAGTAATTTTAATGTAGAAACTGGAAAAGCAACAGACGGTTCTGTAAAACTAAGAGCAATACCTGTCATGTACGGAGACATGACAAGACAAGTTGCAAATATCATAAGAAATAATTCAGAAAACGCTTTACAGTATGCACCAAGAATGTCCGCCTATGTAACTGCATTAGATTATGATAGAGAAAGAATGCAAAATCCTTATCATATTGAAAAACAACATTTGAAAGAACGTGAATTAGATGAATCAACAGGTGAATACACAGATAAACTAGGTGCTGGATACACAGTAGAAAAAGTTATGCCCTCGCCTTTTAGACTTAACGTAGCCTGTGACATTTACACATCAAACACAGACCAAAAACTACAAATATTAGAACAGATTTTGTATCTTTTTAATCCAGACTTTGAAATACAAAAGTCTGACAATTACATTGATTGGACTAGTTTAAGTTATATTGAATTAACTGATATATCATTTAGTTCAAGAACAATACCTGTTGGTGCAGACACTGAAATTGATGTGGCAAGTTTAAAATTTAGTATGCCTATTTGGTTGTCACCTCCTGTTAAAATATCAAAATTAGGTGTTGTGCAAAAAATTATAATGAGCATATACGATGACGATGGCGGTATTGCAAAAGATCTAATAGATGGAAGTTTAATTTCCAAAAGTTATATTACACCAAACAATTATGGTTTACTGCTTCAAGGTAATCAATTGCGTTTAGTTGGATCAACTGGTACAAATGTAAAATCAGGTGGCGACGGCTTTTATACTGGAGCAAAAGAACCAAGCACTTTTGACCCTTTAGAACCGTTTGGTTCACCAATCAATTGGAACGTATTATTAAATCAATATGGAAAAATTACTAATGGTACAAGTCAAATTAAACTTACACAAGAAGGCGGCAATGAAATAGTTGGAACTATTTCAACAACTCCACTAGATGAAACAATACTTTTGTTTAATATAGATACTGACACTATTCCTGCAAACACTTTAACAAATGTGTTAAAAGTTATCAACCCTTTAACATTTGATCCAGGAACTCCAGGTGACGGCGATAGATATCTAGTAACAGACGCAGTAGGAGATTCAACAAATACGTTTGATGCCGCAACATGGGGTAATTTAAGAGCCAGTGTAAATGATATTATTCAATATAATGTGTCAACAGGCAAATGGGGTGTTGTATTTGATGCTTCTAATCCAGATTCAACACAACATTATGTTACAAATACAAACACAGGTATACAATATAGATTCAATGGAACAAGTTGGGTCAAAAGTTATGAAGGTATATACCTTGCTGGTAGATGGACTATGGTTTTACCAGGCGGATCTACACAGTACAACGTTGATACAGACGTAAATCAGTCAGGTTCTGGCGCCGACGGCACTTACTAAAATAATTAATATAAATGGACAAAAATATTATATGCTCAGGTGCATTGTTCTATGCAACTGGCACAAAAAGATTTTTATTTTTACAAAGAAATGATCCTAAGACCAAAGGTTCTTGGGGACTTGTTGGCGGTAGAGCAAGATATACTGAAAGTGCATTCGAAGGATTAAAAAGAGAAATATATGAAGAAGTCGGAGACACTCCAAAATTTAAAAAAGTTATTCCATTAGAACTTTTTACAAGCAATGATCAAAAATTTTATTTCCACACTTATGTGGTTGCAATTGAATCTGAATTTTTGCCAAAATTAAATGGTGAACATTCAGGATATTGTTGGACTGCTTTTGAATCTTGGCCTAAAAATTTACATGCTGGATTAAGAAATACTCTTAACAACAAATCTATTAAGGGTAAATTACAAACTATTCTTGATTTAATAACTTAAATTACACAAATAACCAATGTACAAATTTTGGTGGGAACCATTGTAGAATCCATGCTCTATTTCTATATAAAGGATATAATTCTTCTAAATCAATTTCAGCAATGTCCTTGTATTGAACCCTAAAATAAGGATAATCATCTGAAGTGAATATTAGGTCAAAATTATCTTCTGAACCTTTATATATTCTAATTTGAAGGTAACGGAATCTTTGATCGTGTACTAACTGTTTCATTGCACTTCTCCTGCTTAAAAAAAGTGCGTTCCTTCGGCTAGCCTACTTCCGTCCCTAAGGATGAACGATTATAAAATTATTTATAAATTTTCAAAAAAAAAGGGCGACAATAAATGCCGCCCTTTAAACTACTTAGGAAGTATTAATACTTATTAGTTGTTAGTTCTCACCACACAATTTACCATACCTATACCTGAATCAGTTTTTGCCTCTAAGGCTCTACCAATTACATGAAATGGGTTGATTGTGTCTGAATCTGCTACTGCTCTTGCAGTACCTTTTACGTTTGATGTTACTAATCTTTGTCCTTTTGCAACTTGACCTTGAACTCTCACTGGAGTTCTACCAGTCATTGCTACAAATGGATGAGATTCTGAATTTCCTGCGCCGGCATTCATCGCATAAGCCGGATTGCTAGAAATTACACCAAATACTTGATCTGACATTTCTGCATCAGTCTCAGTGATTTCTTGTAAACCACCAAGCATTACTACTGCACCTTCCGCCATAGGAGCATCTGCGGCAAATCGCTCCCCAACGTCCGCGTATTGCGCCGATGTTGATAAAGCGTGTACTACGTTTGCTCGTATGTCTACCAAGTCTCCTGTTGCTGGTCTTGATGAACCAGATCTTTCTCTTTTGAAAGCAGTAAAGGCTCCACCTGCATTACCGTGAATTGTTGTTCCGTCATCTGCAAATGTTTCGTCCCATGCCCAAAGAAGTGCTTTCTCTGTGGCAGTTGATCCTTCACCTCTGTTGATTTGTAATCCTGATACGTCAGGAGTACCAGCATTGTTAGAAACGTTTCTGTTTACTTCAATGAGGTTATCTTCAACTGATAGTGTAGTGGTGTTTAAGATTGTTTGCGTACCGTCTACTGTTAAGTTTCCGTGTACTCTTAATCCGTCGTCAGTGATCGTCAATTCAGTATTACCGCTTACTGTTGCTGTAATCGAAGTTGAAGCCGCTGTCACGTTGGTCGTTCCAGATGTGATTGCCGTTGTGGAAATCCCAGATATCTGATCGTCAACGTATTTCTTATTGGCAAATTGACCATCGGCATTTGGTGCCGCTGTTGCTCCGCCTGTAATGGTGTTAGCGTTAGCAGATATTACTATATCTCCTACTTCTAATCCATTATTAACTCTAAAGTTACGTGTTGTCATGGTTCCATATCTCCCGCATGATTGTTATTATTGTGTTGTATTTATTTGGCTAAGGCGTTAATTCTGTAAGCACTAACAGTGGTTGACGCACCCGAAGTGGATGCTACTAGCAATCTGCCTGTGTTTTCTGCATCATCTTTGTAGTCTGCGGTAAATGACAGTTGATTTGTTGCTTTTGTACTTACAAATGGACCACTGGCTACTGTTATGTCACCACCACCCATTGCTAAGAAAACTTCATTCACAGCATATTCTCCTTCAGTGGCATTTTTACTAACAAGATAGTAAACTGCTCCGTTGGCTGTGGTTTCAATTAGTTCGTCCACTGCTGTGGCACTTGAAGAAATAGTTGTTGGTGCAATGGCTTCGCTGTTGCTGAATGACCCATCATTGGATGTCATTGTGTCTTTTAACATGATTGCATGTACAGTAACTCTTAAGTTTGGTTCTAAGCCAGCCGCTGATACTACAACATTACTACCACTTATTGCCGCTGTCAAAGTCAACATTGCATTACTACCTGTTTGTATGCCACCAAATTGTGAAATAAATGCATCTGTACCATCATGCACTACAAGTGCTTCGGTGTTTCCAACTTCTGTTTTGGCATTGTTGTTAACACTTATAAAAAGTTTGGCTCCTCTAAATGTTGCATGAGCAAAACTTACTAAACTTTCTGACGCAGAGTCAACATCTGTGTTTTGACTAATAATAACATTACCGCTTGTGCCTGTACTAGTGTTATCACCTAGTCCAAATTTGTAAAATGATAAAGTACCACCTACTGCGTTAGTACTTGCCGCTTTTACTCTAACCATTTCTGTATCAAAACTTGTTGAGAAAGTTGTCATGTTAGTTGATGCTTTGGATTGTGCACCTGCGGATGATATAAATGATGCTGTATCATTGTGACAAACACTGACTTTTTGTACGTTAATAGCGTCTTCGTTGAAATCATTTGATACAACATAATATAAAACACTGTCTTGAAATGTTGAATGAAAACTATCAATTGTTCTTGCAACTGATGTAATTTTTTTATCATTAATTACAAGTGCGGCTGAATCATCACTGACAGGAGCACTACCTACTGTACCAAAACTTAATGTACCTGCTCCGTCTGTAACAAGTGCTTGGCCATCTGTACCATCTGCTGTTGGTAGTGCAAATGCTGTACCACCTGATGTTATTGATAATTTTGATCCATCTGATTCTATTTTTTCATTGGCATCTGTAAAATGTAAACCAACGTTTGTTGGAATTATTACGTCTGTGGTTGCTGTAAGTTTTATATTATTACCTGCAATTGTTAAATCTGTGCCATCACCTTCAATTTTTTCTCCGTCATTGCCAAATGTTAATCCAATATCTGCTGGTATGTTGATATCACCATTTGCTCCTACACTAAATGAAATATCTGTGCCATCTGATTCAATTTTTTCAGCACCTGTACCATCTAAAACTAGACCTATGTTGGCAGGTATTACAACATCAGCGCCTGCTGTCAAGTTTATGTTTCCTGTACCTGCAGGGTCTATTGTGATGTCCGCATTTGATCCATTGGATGCTATGTCATTTGTTGTCACAGAAGTTGCTGTTACGGATCCAGCAAAAGTTCCTGCTCCATCTACATCTAATGTTGTGCCATTTAATAATTTTAATTCGTCGCTGTTTAGTCTAGCACTGATTGTGCTTGATCCTGCTTTGATTGTGTTGAATTCTATTGCTCCATCTTCTGTGCCATCGGATGCATCTAAAATTTTTCCTGATATCCTAGCATAAGTTACTGCCTGGTCAGCGTCATTTTCACCTTTGAATTGAATTCTTCCTATGTAATCTGCATCATCGGGACTTCCGCTGTTTCTCTTTAAAGTAATAACAGGTGCGGCTGAATTTGAATCTTCTGTACTTGTAATTAAAAGTGAATCACCAGTGGTTGTGTTGTCAATGCTTAGAGTCCCTGTAATACTGCCGTTGCCTGTACCACTGAATGCGTTGATAGTAGGATTTGTTAAAACTTTGTTTGTTAATGTTTGTGAACCTGTCAAAGTTACAACTGTGCCTGTATCTATAGCGTGTGTAACTGTGTTGTTGCTTACTGATGTGCTTATTCCATTGCCACCTGCAAAATGTAAAACTTCTGAATCCAAATCAATTGACAACACAGTTGAGTCATCTGCACTAAAGTCTAAGTCTTCTGCTGTTATCTGTGTGTCAACGTAATCTTTTACAGCGGCTGATGTAGGCAAAGTAGTATCATTGTCATTAGATCCAATACCTTCTGATTCTGTTACTATTGCGGCCGCTTTGAAATCCGCTACGTCAATATTTGAAATACTATTTCCTGTGCCTTCAACGTCAAAAGTTTTGTTTGTAAGTGTTAAAGTGTCTGACGCTATATTGGCGTCTTGTGTGTCTACATATGCTTTGATTGATTGTTGAGTTGCTAGTGAAGTTGCACTATCGCTACCCATTGCATCTTCATCTAATATTGTTGTGACAGTTGCACCGCTGGTGCCTACTTTTAAATTTTCTAATACAACTGTACCAGAACCACTTGCATTTATTTTAAGATCATCATTTGATCTATTTGTGCTAATGGCATTGTCCGAAATTGTTAAGTCATTTAAGACAATGTTTCCTGTTCCTGCTGTTGTTATTGTAAAATCTGCATTTGAAGGTGCTGTTAAAGTTGAACCAATTGAACCTATGTCACCCAAATCTTCTAGTGTGCCAAATTCAAGAGCGTTTCCTGCCGCGTTTACTCTTAGAACCTGTAATGATGAACCAATTGATGAAAGACCTGTTCCACCGAAGGATGTGCCTACTGTGTCGCCTGATTGGAATTCTGCCATTCCAGTGGCTACATTTGAAGCGTTAAAGACTACTCGTACCGGTGTTTTGTCTGCCATAAATTAGTTCTGTGCTCCGCCTTGTTAAACCCACGGAATGCATTCCCCTTACTTTATTTTGTAGGTATTTATGTTTAAAATTGGAATAGTGTTATACCAGCCGCATTGGTATTGAGAGCGTCGCCATTAGATAGAGTAAATGTTTGATTGGCTTCTGTGTAAACTGGCACATCTTCTATGGTGCCGTTAAACTCTAGTTCTAAATCTGCAGTACCGGCTAATAGTTGTGCATCTGTAAAATTTGTACTTCCGTCACTTACAAATACTTTGACAATCTGCACTGGTCTTGCACCTGTTTTTGTTGTTTTTCCACCAGTTATAATACTTTGATCTACAACTTTAGATCCTGTAGGTAGTGTGGCTCCTGTGGCCGCTATTGACAATGAACCTGTTCCATCTGAACTAATTGTTGCTCCACCTAGGTCAATTGTGTTTGCTGATAGATATGCTGTTTGCCATCTACGTGTGCTTGATCCTAATTGAAAAACTCCGTCTTGCGATGGTATTAAATTACCTGCAATTTCTACTCCAGAGGTACTATCTTCAGTTGATATCACTGTGCCTGCAAAACGTATGCCTTCTACAACTACATTTCCGTTGCTTGAAGTAAGTGTCAAGTCTGCATTGCTTGGTGCGGCAATAGTTGATCCATTAAATGTTAGATCTCCCACACTAACGTTTGCAATTTCGTTGTCTACATATGCTTTAACACTCTGTTGACTTGGTAATCTAGTTGCACTGTTGGATGACATATCATCTTCGTCAATCAACGCCGCCGTGATCCTAGCATCTGCCCTTGCATTTGTAAAATATAAATTAGTTGATCCTTCTGTAATCTCATCTGAATTATCTTTAGTTGCGATCTGAGTTGCTATATAGGCTTTTATTGATTGTTGTGTCGCTAATAGAGTTGCACTGTCAGATGAAAAGTCATCTTCATCAGCAATACCTGTTACACTAGCACCTGTTTGTAGAGTCAAACTGCCGTCAACTACAAGTCCGTCGTTGATATTGATAATTGTTGAATCATCAGAACTAATACTTGTACCTTTTATTTTTACACCTGATGCAACCACTGAACCTGTGCCTCCCGGACTTAAGGTTAAGTCAGCATTGCTAGGAGATACTATTGTTGATCCAACAAATGACAAATCACCTACTGATACTGAGCCAAAGGATAAACTTCCTGAACCATCAGTTTGTAAAACTTGTCCGGCTGATCCATCTGATGTTGGAAGATCATAAGCATTTGAAATGTTAACTTTTCCTGTACCTGCTGTCGCAAGTGTTAGATCACCGTTTGACGGTGCTGATATTGTTGATCCTATTACTGATATATCACCTAATGTTTTTAATGTATCTGAATATGAAAGACTGTTCCATGCCGCCGAACCGTCACCTATCTTGAATCTATTAGTATCCGACTCCCAGCCAAATTCTCCTGCCGCAAGTGTTGGATTATTGGATGTCCAATCTGCCGCGGTATCTCTTCTTAACTGAATCTTAGTTGGCATTATGCGGCTGTGCCTCCGTCAATGGATGGTGTTGATGTGTAACTGCTTTCGGCAGTGCCTCCATCTATGTTAATTGCAGTTGGATCTACAAAAGAAAGTACTCCTGATCCGTTTGTGGCTATTATTTGATTGGCAGAGCCATCTGAATTTGGAAACGTTAGGCCTGTTAAAACTATG